TCTCTCCATGCGTTCGGTTTCCGATTTTTCAGCCAGAATATCTGTGCTGTGGTATCACCTCTCAAAGCATTCTTTAGCAGTGCATTTTCCACCTGATAGTCTATTACCTCTTTTCCCTTTTTTAGGGCCTCATCTATCTTAGCATATTTCTTTTTCCATTCGTATAATGTACCGACATTGATACCCATGTTGTGTGCTATCTGTTCATCTATAAGACCATCTCTTGCCCAGCCTTCTATTAGCAGCAAGCCTTCCGGCTCAAGCCACCTATGATATTTACCTTTTGCCATTGGCTCACCTCCATTCATAAAAAGACCCCGGGCCCGAAGGACACCGGGGTACATTCTGTTTTTGTGGGCAGTTTTGATTCATGCCCAGGAATTTGAGAATAAGAACCATCAACAAAGCTTGGACAGTTTACCGTCATGTCCGGGACCTACACGGAAAGGAGATATTAAGATGACTTTCAAACTTTCCACACTACCATTATACGCCTTATTTTTTTCCCGCAGGTTGCAACATTATAAAAATGTACGATTTTTTGCGACTTCGTATACAAAATGTGACTTGTGTCGCCAGTATGTGGTTCTATCTGCGTCTATTGGGTATGCGGTCCCATAAACGATATTGTCCCACACACCCTTGAGGTATTCTTCCGGTATAACCTTTTTTGCGTCGTCTATGGCTCTTAGCTGGTTATGTAATCGCTCTGCTTTTGCGGCTATGGCAGCAGTCGGGTCCCCAGTTTGCGTTCCTTTCGGTTGGCCGTCCATTTCCGCCGGCTGCCCCATTATCAGGTACTCATATTCTTCCTTTATTCGGTTGTAGTCCCGGATAGCGTATAAGGTCTGTCTATATAGGTTATGTGGCAATATCCACGGGTTCCGCTTTGTCCTTTGATAGTCTCTGCTCATGTGTTCCCCCATATGTACTGGCTTTTAAGGCCTGTTCAATAATTGATCGTGTGCGTTTGACCTTTTCGGCTTTTATTTCCTCTATGGCATCTTTGCTTATGTCCAGCAGATACCGGACCTGGTCAATCATTAACTCCACATCGGCTATTTCTTCGATAATGTTATTAAAAGATTCCTCGGTCCCTTTCCGATTAAACTTATTCAGTGCCTGAATGAGCTCCGCCTGTTCTTCTATTAGCATATTTTTCTGCTGCTCATATCCGAAGTAATCGGCTATCTCTGTGATTTCTTTCTTCATTTATTTTTCCTCACATCAGCTTTAATTCTTGTAATATACTCGTCTTCATCAATTTCAGCAAATCCACCTTCCGCTTCTTTGAAGTATCTATTGATATCAATCTTTTCTCCATCAGGTGTTCTAAGATACAAAACACCCATAGTGTCATAATCACCATTTTTAGGGTCGGTTAAAAATTCTTCAACATATACTTTATATGGATTATCTTTCGGCCAGTATGGCATGGTGATAGGAAACATATCGTCAATTATTTTTCTAATAAAACCGCTGGAATACGATACATCTGGAGAACTTACTTCATAGCAGATAACTCTGTCAACATCATGATATTTTACCGTACCATCAGGATATTCATCCTTGAACAAAGAAGACATTCTTGTACACTGATAAGTTTTAACCCCATCGTCTTCCCAGCTAAACTTCCATATATCATCAGTGTCTTCAATAGGAGTTAATGGTTTACCATCTATCAGCCTATTCAGAAATGCTTTGGTGAATCCTATAGACATCCCAGAATGTCCGTCTTCCATAAGACAGTTAAATGCCTTTAATGCTGATTCCACACATGCTGCTCCATAATTAAAGAATGGTTCATCTGTGTCCTTATCTTTTCGTTCAAATTCAATTCGTATTGCAGCTTCTCTTTCTGCCCATGTTTTTATATCCATTGTTTATCCTCCTTTTTTCTCTTAGTTGTTCGGAAATTCCGAATAACTCAATCGCCGTCCCATATTCCATCTGGCCGCATTTTAGCCATTGCCAGTAATTGCAGCAACGCTCTCTTTGCATTCCCTTCTGTCGGTTTCCAGTAATCAGGGGCCGCATCATCACCTAACTGGTTTATGGCGTTTTCCAGAATCGGTATGCTTTCGGCTCCACTCATGCCGTATATGGTTCTGATTCCTTTTTCGCCCATTGTGTTGTAAAAGTGGGCTGAGTAATTGTAGGTTACATTGAGCCACAATTCTTTTGTTCCACCAAGAGCATATGTGCCACCTGCCATAAAATGTGATGTGTCAACTTCTATGACCTCTTTTGTAACTGGATCATTTAGATATATGTCATAACTCATTTTTTTGTTTCCTTTCT